ACGTTCAGCCTCGCTAACGCAGACCAGACTCGTTGGCATGCGCGTGCAGACCAGCTTGAACGGCAGGCCGATCCCGATTGTCTACGGCGCGCACAGACTCCCGGCAAACCTCATCTGGTATGGCGACTTCAAATCCGTCACACAGCAGCAGCAGCAGGGCGGCAAGGGCATCGTGGGCGGCGGCGGCAAGGGATCGAGCAAGAGTTACGTCTACTATGCGGCGGTTGCGGCGGCGTTGTGCGAGGGACCGATTGCGGGCCTGGGCAACGTGTGGGACAGCCAGGGCCAGCTTGCACTCATTACCACGTCACAAAACTACACCGTGCCGGGCGGCGGCGGCTCGTTTCCAGTTACACCGCCGGCTGGCGGTACGCATCGCATTGACATGGGCGTAGGACGCGCCGACGCCTACAGTGTGGGAGCGAACGACTACGGCGATATACCCAGGACGCTCACGGGAACACAGCAAACGCCGATGGCTCCTGTGGGATCGGCACCAGGCGCGGGACAGTACACACAGAGCGGCGGAACCTACACCTTCGGCGCCGCTGACGCCGGCAAGGTGATGACGATCACCTATACCTACTCGGTGCCGAATTCTGGCGGCAACGGCGTCCCGACTACGACACTTTCTCTCACGCTTTTCACCGGCACTCGCCCACAGACCGCGTGGAGCTATCTGACTTCAGCGCATACTTCTCAGGCGCTCGCCTATGGTGGACTGGCCTACGTCTGCAATTCCAGCCTGTTTCTCGGATCGAGCGGTCAACTGCCGAACCTGAGTTACGAAGTCCTGGGCTTCCTGCCCTTTGGTGCTGGCATCCCCGACTGCAATCCATCGGCGGCGATTCAAGACTTCCTCACAAGCTCGGTATACGGCGCGGGCTTCAATCCGAGCTTGATTGCCAGTTGGACGAACTACTCGAATTACTGCGTCGCTAATGGCCTGTTCTTGTCACTGGCCCTCGATCAGCACGAAACTGCCGCCAGCATTATCCAGCGAATAATGAGCATCACGAATAGCGAGTGCGTCTGGACTGGTAGCACGCTCAAGGCGATCCCTTACGGCGATACGACGGTGGTGGGCAACGGCGTGACCTTCACGCCAAACACCACGCCGTGGTACGACCTGGGCGAAGATGACTTTATTTCGCCGGATCAGGGCGAGCCTGTGCAACTGAAGATCGGCACCGTGATCGATGCGAACAATTCGGTGACGGTTGAGTATGCGGATCGGTCGAACCAATACAACGCGAGTCTGGTGGAGGCCAAGGACGACGCCTCAATCAATCTCTACGGCTTGCGTCCTGCTGATCCCGAAAGCTGGCATGAAATCACGACGCAGAAAGTCGCTGCGCTCGCGGCTGACTTGCTGCTACGTCGTAAGGTCTACGTCCGCAACGTCTACTCCTTCACGGTCGGCTGGCGCTACGCCGTGCTTGAGCCGATGGACATGGTGACGATCACTGACGCCACGCTAGGACTGAACAAGGCGCCGGTCAGGATCATCTCCATCTCTGAAGATGACAAAGGCAACCTGTCAATCGAGGCTGAAGAATTTCCTTGGGGCACAGCGACGCCCACGCTCTATCCCAAAGAGTCAAACGCGGGATTCACCCCGGCATCTGTGGCCGATCCTGGCAACGTGAACGCGCCGATTATCGTTGAGGCGAACAATCGCGCCAGCGGCCAGACCGGCTATCAACTTTGGTTCGGCGTCAGTGGTGCCAACGCGAATTGGGGCGGCTGCACGGCCTGGATGAGTCTTGACAACGCGACGTACAAGCAGATCGGCAAAGTCTACGGCGCATCCCGCATGGGCGTGCTCACCGCCGCGCTGGCAAGTGCCGCTGATCCTGACACTACAAACACGCTCGCGGTTGACTTGACGCAATCGGGCGGTAAACTCCTGAGCGGCACGGCGGCTGACGCTGACGGCGATAGAACGCTATGCCTGGTGGACAACGAACTCATCTCGTACCAGACCGCAACGCTCACCAGCGCGTTCCATTACAATCTGACGACGCGGCTACGTCGCGGGCAACTGACTTCAGCCATCGCCGCGCACAGTATCGGCGCGCCCTTTCTCCGCATCGATGATGCCGTGTTCAAATATCAGTTCGACCCGCTCCTGATTGGAAGCACGGTCTATTTCAAGTTCACCAGTTTCAACACGGCGCAGAACATGGAGCAACCGCTGTCTAGCGCCACGGCCTACAGCTTTGCGATTGTGGGGAACTTCAAAGGCGTGGTTGATCTTGCCGTGGGTATGCTGAACGGGTCAACGCCGCTGAACAGACAAGCATCAATCGCAAGTTCGGGAGCACTCAGCGCATTTAGCTATTCTGCTACTACTACATCACTTACCTGGACATGGGCGGCTTTCACTATTTACTTTCCTGATGGAAGTACGTTAGCAGTCGCGGCGTCTACAGGTGGAACACAAGTCGCGTTTGCCAGTTTAACTGCAAGTACCACTTACCACTTTGGCATTTACGTGGACCTGGCGGGAACCGTACACGTCTTGATGAGTGATGTAAGCGGGGGAATCTCGAAAGGAAGTCTCGGCTGGCAGGTGCAAACAATCAACGCGGACGGGCACGCAGTTATAACCGTTGACGCCACAGCAGCAACCCCGGCTAGTGGCGGCGGCGGCGGCGTACCCCCCGGAGGTAGCACGTGTCCGGCTGACGACGAACCAATCGAAACACGGGAGTTCGGCTTTGTGCCGGCAGTTGAAGTCAAAGCGCACATGCATGTTCGAGGCGGCGATGGAAACTGGAAAGAAGTCGAGGAAGCCTACAGCGTCGAGGGCTGGCTACAGCACGTTTGGTTCGACGGTGACGACGTTCATCACGTTGACATTGACCATCGCTGGTTGAGGTCTGAGGGCGACTTTCGTGCCGACCTAGACTCAGAACGCGACTGGAAACTTCAACGTGACCTGATTCCCGGCGATGTAGTGAAGGGCGCAGATGAAAAACTCTATCCGGTCATGCGGATTTCAGAACGTCATCGAGGCAGCTATCGCAAGATTCGCGTCAATCCGGGTGAGAACGGCGACCGTAGCTTAAGAATGGGCAAAGCCGTAACCCACAACTTCATCACAGCGTAAGGAGATCATATGCAGACCGAGATATTTTTCTTTAGTCCATCTGGTGCCGCTCCGCTGGAAAGCATCCGTAATCTGGCAGGTTGGCATCACTGGACGCCTGACGGAAAAGGCTACGCTTTCGGCGTTGCGATCCCAAACCCCGGTGTTGACCCGATGGAGGTTGTGGACGCTCTTACGCCGAAGGGTGTCTATGTCCTTCCATCGGTGCATGACGCGGCAACAATTCCGTCAGTAGTGGCGACAGGGCTGGCAGGCCTCGGCGTCCTGCCGACTGATACCGCTTTTCAATGCGGTCAGAAGATACACGCTGCAAGCGGGCATCCCTCTATGAAACCCCATCGGTACTAAGTGCGAACGCGAACTGAGGCCGGCGATCCGAGCAAACGAAAAGACACCATGAGCACAGCCTTCAAATCCGGAACTCTGATTGGGTTTCCGCAGCGGGAGCCTGTCCAGATGGACGCGGATTTGAAGGCTTTTCTTGATGAAGTGGTCATCCCGATCCTGATTCGAGATGCGGTCGAAGAGATTCGCCGCGAGAATTTAGTTGAGGCGGAGGCGCTAAGCGTGAAAGACTGTGCGCGAGTCACCGTCATCGGGGAGGCCGTACAATGAATTGCGCCATCTACGCACGATACAGCAGCGAAAAACAGTCCGCCTCTTCCATCGAGGACCAGGTCCGCAAGTGTCGCGAGTATGCCGCGAAAAACGGATGGGCCGTTCTCGATCATCACGTCTACAACGACGCAGCGATTTCCGGAGCAACCGATGAGCGGCAGGCGCTGAAACGGATGCTCGCCGCTGCGAACTCCCGCTCGCCGGAATTCGATTGCGTCCTGGTTGACGATACCTCGCGGCTGAGTCGCAGCATGGGAGACGCAGACCGCATCTCCAAGGAATTGAAGTTCGCCGGCGTGCGGATCGTGTACGTCGCTCAAGGATTCGACAGCGAATCGGAGAGCGCGGGGATGCTGACGGCGATTTACGGCGGCATCAATGAGCAGTACCTAGTCGATCTCGGGAAAAAGACGTTTCGCGGAGTTGAAGGGCTGGCTCAGCGAAAGCTGCACACGGGCGGTCGCTGCTTTGGATATCGCAACGTGCCAATCGAGGATTCGACGCGAACTGATTCGCATGGCCGGCCAGTAATCACCGGCGTGCGGTTAGAGGTTGAGCCGCACCAGGCGAAAGTACTCCGGAGAATTTTTTCCCTGTACGCCGAAGGCCGAAGCCTGAAGTACGTCGCGAAACTGCTGAACACGGAAGGCGTGCAATCGCCTCAGCCGCAAAAGGGGAGAATTTCGCGGAGTTGGTGCCCGTCCTCGATCCGGACGATCCTCCACAACGAACGCTATCGCGGGCTTGTCGTTTGGGGGAAGAAAAAGAAAGTGCGGTCCCCGAAAACAGGAAAGAGAATTTATCGCGCTCGCCCTGAGAGTGAATGGGTGCGGAGCGAGATACCAGAGCAGCGGATCATTTCGGATGAGCTGTGGCAGCGCGTCGAGGCCCGGCGCGCAACCGTGAAGCGCATCTATGCCGATGCCAACCGCCCGAAGGGGCTCATGCACTCGACGGCGATGAACTCAGCGTATCTCTTCAGCGGGATACTGAAGTGCTCGGAATGTGGTGCGTCGTTCACGATTCTCTGGGGCAAGGGCCGAAACAAGAACACTCAGACCTATGGCTGTCCGCAGAATTGGAATCGCGGAGAGATCGTCTGCGGGAACGCGGTGCGAATCCGCCGTGACGAGCTTGAGGCAACACTGCTGGCAGGATTACAGGGACAAGTCCTTCGCGAAGATGTGATCGACTACGTTCTACAGAAATTCGAGACGGGACTGCTTAAAGAGATGGGAAAAATGAGCAGGGAACTCGACCAGATGCAGCAGCGGAAAGAGCAACTGGAAAAGGAGCTGGGCAACCTGGTGACTGCCCTTGCAGCCGGCCAATCCTCTCCCACAATCATGGGAGCAATTGCTGACCGCGAGCGCGAAATATCCACGATCACTGACCGCACGGTGTCATCAAATCAGGATTCCATCAAGGCGCGCATCGACAAGATGCGTGTTGCTGCCAGGGTGAAGCTGAAGGAGATACGCCAGCTACTCGGCCAGGATGTTACGGTTGCCAGGGCGGCGTTGCTGAAGCACGTCGAGAAGATCACGCTTGACGCGAGCGGGAAAGCTGTCGTTGCATCGGGGGATTGGAAACTGCTGGGGGAAGGTACCCAGGGATGGTGCCGGGGGCCAGAATCGAACTGGCTACGCCCGCCTTTTCAGGGCGGCGCTCTACCAATGAGCTACCCCGGCACAAGTGATTTAGAAATTGTAGGGGTGATGCGGAGTTGTGTCAATTCGGTGAAAAACTCTCCGCAAATCAATGTGC